GGGCATATCTATAAGGACCATTTAGAAGAAAGATATTCCTCAAAAGAAAGAATTACAATACCCACTCCTTGGGAATCTGTCAACATTTTATTAGGTGGTGGTTTAGGGCCAGGAGATTTAGGTGTAGTAGCAGGTAATCCAGGAGGAGGTAAATCATGGGTAATGGTTGCAATAGCTGCTCATGCTGTAAAAATGGGTAACAATGTTTTATTTTGTACTTTAGAATTAGATGAAGATTATGTTGGTAAGAGGTTTGATGCCTACTTTACTAATATTCCTGTAAATGAACTAAATATTAGTTCTAAACCTATAATTAAAGATGCTATAAGCAAATTACCTGGAGCGTTAGAAATTAAGCGATTTAGAGCACAAAAAACCACTTTAGGTGAGGTAGAGACATATACCGAAAGACTAATTAATAATGGCTTTAAACCCGATTTAATCGTTATTGATTATTTGGATTTACTTAAAGTAAGAAATAATAAAGAAAAAAGAAACCAACTTGAAGATCTTTACACTGAAGCGAGGGAATTTGGAAAAGACTATAATGTTCCTGTTTGGTCCCCCTCACAAGTTAATAGAACAGGGGCCAGAGATGAAGTAATTGAAGGGGATCAAATAGCAGAGAGTTATTCTAAATTAATGATTGCTGATTTTGCTATGTCTCTCTCAAGAACAAGAGAAGACAAAATTAACGACACTGGTAGATTTCACATCATGAAAAACAGATATGGGGCAGATGGATACACCTATAATTCTGATTTTGATGCATCAACTGGTATAATTCATATAAAAGGAAAACAAACCCAAGTATCTTCAAACAACCCCGAAATCCCTAATTCTGGTAGTACAGGAAGGGTAATTGAGGACTTAATAAGTGGTAGAACATCTTATTGAGGCCTTTAAAAAAAAATTAAGTTTTGTATGTTGGTCTGTATTTATAATCACATAAAAACAAACAAAACTGAAGGCAGAAACGCCTTCATTTTTTGACTTCAAATAATATTGAGGTTTTTAAAAAAGTTATATATTTATTAATCCCTAAAAAAAAAGTTAAATATGGATATCTCACAGAAAATTTTATCAGATATAGTAGTCCACAACAAATATGCAAAATATATTCCACAAAAACAAAGAAGGGAAACTTGGAAAGAGTTAGTTACTAGAAATAAAGTAATGCATCAATCTAAATTTCCTCAACTTGAAAAAGAAATCGAAGAAGCATATAAACTCGTATATGATAAAAAGGTATTACCTTCTATGAGAAGTCTACAATTCGCTGGAAAGCCAATTGAGATAAATAATTCAAGAATTTTCAACTGCTCTTACTTACCAATAGATGATTGGAGAGCTTTTAGTGAAGTTATGTTTTTACTCCTTTCAGGGTGTGGAGTAGGATATTCAGTACAAAACCACCATGTAGATAAGTTACCAGAAATAAAAATACCAACCAAAGATAGAAGGTTTTTAGTGGGTGATTCAATTGAGGGTTGGGCAGATGCCGTTAAAGTTTTAATGAAATCCTATTTTGGGGTTTCAAGTTCAAGACCTAAGTTTGACTTCAGAGACATTAGACCGAAGGGAGCAGAGTTGATTACTGTTGGGGGAAAAGCACCAGGTCCTGATCCATTAAAAGAGTGTTTAATACAAATACAAAAAGTTTTAGATAGAAAGAAAGACGGAGAAACCTTAACCCCAGTTGAAGCCCATGATATTATATGCCATATTGCAGACGCAGTTTTATCAGGGGGAATTAGAAGAGCTGCTTTAATTTCTTTATTTGATTTACATTATGATGAAATGTTAGTTAGTAAATCATCTAATATTAAATCTAAAATTTTATCTCAAGAACATAAAACTTATATAGATGCTTTTGGAAAACACCAAATGGAAGATGTTATAGTTTTAAAAGTAGAACAAGATGGGATTGTTTACGACAATTGTATTATTAGAAGAGATAAAAAATCTGGTAAATTTTGGGATTTAGAACAATATGAAAGGGATGGAACATTAGGTTGGTGGATTTGTAATCCACAAAGAGGAAGAGCCAACAATTCAGCAGTAGTTATCCGTTCAAAAGTAAAAAAGAAGGACTTCTTTACACTTTGGGACAAAATAGTAGCAAGTAACTCAGGAGAGCCAGGTATATATTTTTCAAATGATAAAGATTGGGGAACTAACCCATGCTGTGAAATAGCTTTACGTCCATTCCAATTCTGTAATTTAACGGAAGTTAATGGAAGTGATATAAAATCACAAGAAGATTTAAATAATCGTTCAAGAGTTGCGGCCTTTTTAGGAACTTTACAAGCAAGCTACACAGAATTCCATTATTTACGTGATATTTGGCAAAAAACCACCGAAAAAGATGCCCTTGTTGGGGTAGGGATGACAGGAATAGGTTCAGGAGCTGTTTTAAATTTAGATTTAGAAGAAGCAGCCAACGAAGCAAAGGAATCCAATGCAAATTTAGCAAAGATATTAGGAATTAATCCTGCTTCGAGAGTTACCACAGTAAAACCATCAGGAACTAGTTCATTAGTTTTAGGAACTTCATCTGGTATTCATGCTTGGCACAATGACTTTTATATTCGAAGAATGAGATTGGGTAAAAATGAAGCTCTTTACCAATATTTGGCTGAATATCATCCAGAATTAATTGAAGATGACTTATTTAAATCGCAAATTCAAGCAATAGTTTCAATACCCCAAAGAGCCCCTGAAGGCGCTATTTTGAGAACAGAATCTGCGCTAGATTTACTTGAAAGAACCAAAAAATTCAACACAGAATGGGTACAAGCAGGCCACAGAAAGGGAGCCAACACAAACAATGTTTCAGCAACAATTTCAGTTAAACAAGAAGAATGGAGTACAGTGGGAGAATGGATGTGGAAAAATAAAAACACATTTAATGGGTTATCAGTATTACCATATTCTAATGGAAGTTACCAACAAGCCCCCTTTGAAGATATAGATGAAACTACCTTTTTAGAAATGGAAAGTCACTTATCAAGTATAGACCTAAAACTAGTTACAGAAGCAACAGATGAAACAGATTTAAATGGACAAGTAGCATGCGCTGGTGGGGCTTGTGAAATAGTATAAAAATGAAAAAACTCAAGGACATATTAAAGGAAATATACGGTAGTAAAATAGACCCAAACGAAAAGTGGTGGGCTATATTAGTAAATTCTCCTGAAGATTGGGAAATTCTATCCAGTTTTTTAGACAGTAAAGGATATAAATTTGAATCAGGACATACTTACTCAGGCAATAATTTAACAACTTTTGATCCATTTAGAAATGAAAAATATTTTGATTCACATGAATATGATGTTGAATCTGATGACATGGGTTATGATGCCCTTATGAGTTATGAGGGGAAAGATGAATTTATTTTATTAAATAAACCCAAAAATAAATTAACTATAACAAATCCTAATACTTTTAACTCAAAAAAAGATTCTACCTATAGCAGATATAATTATTTTACCAACTTAACAGACTTGATAAAATATATAAATTAAAAATGAGACAAGACGATTGGATAAGCAAAATATATCATGGATTTGATCTTTCACAAAGAAGATTTGGATCCCTGGATATTTCTTCATATATTAATAAAGATCATGAACAAACGAGAAGCACAAAAGATGAAAGTAGGGGCAACCCGAAAAAGTCAAAAAGAACAAGGCTACTTTGATGGTAGATTTGTAGAAAGATCAGAAAAGTTACAAAATAAATATAAAAGAAAACCAAAACACAAAAATAAAAGTTATGACGCAGACGGAGACGAAGACCAAATATGAGGATTTAGCAATCCCAGAATTAATAAACTTATTAACAATAGTTATATCAGAAAAGGATAGAGTATATAGATACCACCCTAACAATCCTAAGGGCACTTCAGTAGAAGAAGAATACGATTCTCTTCAAACAGACATTCAAACGATTACAAATTTAATCACTGAAAAGAGTAAGTAAGGTATGAGAGTATCACACGAAGTACCTATTCCCTATTTAAAACAAAGTAGGGGGTTCAATGATTACGATTACTGTTTACCTCATCTCTTAGATGAAAGTAAAGAATATAAGGAATATTTTCAAAGATCCAAGGAAATGAGTCGCTACATTATTATGGATAATTCATTACATGAATTAGGTCAGCCTTATAACTCTGAAAGGTTGTGGTATTGGATGAATTATTTTAAACCAGACGAATTTATAGTTCCTGATTATTGGCAAGATAAAACTTCCACTTTAGTTGCAGCGAAAGCTTGGTTAAGTAGGGAGTTTCCTGAAAATACAACACCAGTAGCAGTAGTTCAAGCCAATGATAAATCCGAAGCGTATTCTTGTTATAGTATTTTAAAAATGCAAGGATATAGAAAAATCGCATTTAGTTATGGGGCTGATTGGTATTATGAAGAAGGTCTAAAATCCACCCCTAATAAAGACAATAAATTTATAACTAAAGCTCATGGTAGATATAATACTATAAAGGAATTTTATAAAAAGGGGGTAATAAGTAAGTTTGATAGAGTACACTTATTAGGGTGTAATGTACCACAAGAATTTAGTTGGTATAAAGGTATGCCCTTTATAGAGACAATAGACACATCTAATCCCACCATCCACGGCTTAGCAGGAGTTAAGTATGAAGATTTTGGATTAGAAGAAAAACTATCGTACAAAGTAGATAAATATGAAGGAGATGAGGAGAATTGGGACATTGTTTTATATAATGTTAAGAAGTTTAGAGAATTCCTTCCAAACAATAAATAATGGTAACAACTATTTTAGCAACGGTTACTTTGCTCTCAATTGCATATGCAGTGTGGGTTTACATAAGTAACAAGGATTTTAACAAATCCGCAGAAATCAAAGCAAATGCTTTATTAGAACAATGGAAAGTAAAAGAAGAAAAAAGAATCAGAGATGATG